AACAGCTCAATTACAGAAAGCAGGTTCTGAAATGAAAATTTTGGAAAAGAACATGGAAGGACTAGAACCTCAACAGAAAGCTGAAGCGTTCTTAAAGATGGGAGAGGGTATCGCTGGAGGATTTGCGGTAGCACAGGGTGCAATGGGATTAATGGGAGTTGAAAGTGAGGACTTAGAAAAGATACAGGTAAAAGTTCAATCAGCGATTGCAATTGCTACGGGAATAAGAATGATGTCAGAAGCGGCTTTAATGTTTGCAACTGCTAAAAGGATAGCTGTAGAGAAAATAGGATTGATAACGACAAAATCAGCGATAGTATTTGCGAAAGCGGCAGCAGTTGGTAACGCTTTATGGGCTGTAGGAAATGGAGTATTGACAATGAGTATCGGAGCTACATCAGTTGCTTTGAAAGCTTTAAAAGTTGCAATAATGTCAACAGGTATTGGGGCTCTAGCTTTATTGATTATAGGATTAGTAGTAGCAGTTGTTTCGTATGTAAATTCTACTGATAGTGCTTCAGCAGCTCAAAAAAGACAGGCTCAAGCTACTAGAGATTTAAGAGATGCTCTATTAGAAGAAACGAATGCAGTATTAAAAAGTGTTGAAGCTCATAAAGAACAAGTTGAACTAGAATACGCCTTAGCAGATGCCAATACAGAAGCTGAAAAAAGTTTGTTAAAAAAACAGGAGAAATTGAAAACTATGGAAGAAACTCTTGCAAAGTTAGCACAAGCACAAAAGAGAAACAATGATTTACTAGCAGAATACGGAGATGATAAAGATTGGCTAGCAGCTAATCAACAGAACATCATTGATATGAATATAAAAATAGAACTACAGAAACAATATAATCGGGCTCAAATGGATGGAATTCGTGTAGTAGAACAAACTATTGAAGCAGAAAAGAAGGCCGATGCAGACAGGGAAGCTTCAAGACAAAGAGGAAAAGCAAGAAGGAAACAAAGACAAACTGATGCAGAAACTTTAAGAAAACTAGAAAACGAATTATTACTTTTAGAAATAGATGATATAGAATTAAGAGAAAAAACAAAAAGAGAACAGCAATTAGCAGATGAATTAAAAGGTGCAGAAGAAATAAGAGATAAAACTATAAGACTTGAAACTATACAAAATATTCAAGATATTTATGACCAGAACGAACTGAATAGACTTAAGAAAATAGAAGATGAGAAACAGAAAATAAAAGATGATGCAGCAGCAGAAGAAAAGAAAAAACAAAAAGAAACACAAATAGAAAAAGATAAGGCGACAGATGCGTATCTAAAAGAAATAGATAAGAAAAACTTATCAGCAAGAGAAAGGGAATTAGAAGCAGCAAGAATCCATTTTGTTGAGATGGGATTAGCTGAAGGATTGACAGATGGGGAAAAATTAAAATTAGAAGAAGATTATTTACAATCTGTAGATACTATAAACGATATACATGATGCAGAAGAAAAAGTAAAAGAAGATGAAGCTTTAGCAGCAAAATTTGAAATTATGCAATCGGTTCTTGATGGATTTGCAGCTAACATGGATGCAAGACAATCCGAGTTAGATAATCAAATGAATAGAGAGTTGGCAGTTGAAGGACTTACTGAAGAACAGAAACTAGGAATACAAGAAAAATTTGAAGGTAAGAAAAAGAAACTAGATAAAAAACAGAAAGCAATAGCAGCGTCATCAGCAGTTATACAAACATACTTAGGAGCTACAGCAGCGTTTACAAGTATGGCTTCTATTCCGTTCGTAGGGCCTGTATTGGGTGGAGTAGCAGCAGCGGCAGCAATTACATCAGGACTAGCTAATGTAAGGGCGATATACGCTCAAGATGTTGGAGATGGTGGTGGAGGAGGTGGAGGAGGTGGTTCAACTCCTAATACTACTCCTACTTCTGCAAGAGCAGCAACTACAGGTTCTTTTACTTTAGGAGGTGGAACAAATCAACCGGAACCTGTAAAGGCGTATGTAGTAACAGATGAGATGACAAATAGTCAAGACCAATTAGAAGGTATAAGGAATCAATCTACGATATAAGGTATAACTATAAAAAGAATAAGAAACACTCTTAGAACACTTAAAAAGAGTATTAAAACTAAAACAAATGGGAACAAAGAAACTTAAAAAAAGAAAGTCGTATAAAATTACTGAATTAATAATTAGTGATGAAAATGAGTCGTTAGCTATAGACGCTATCAGTCTTGTATCAGAACCCGCTATTGAAGTGGACTTTGTATTTTTCAATAAAGGAAAAAACAATTTGACTCTTGCAAAAATAGATGAAGAAAAAAGAATGTTGGTTTCTCCGGCTCTTATTCCGAATAAGAATATCTATCGTTATGATGCACAGACTGACCAGGACTATTATGTATATTTTTCTAAAGATACTGTAAGGAAGGCTTCTGAAATGTATTTAAAACATAACAATCATCACAAAGCTACCTACCAACATCAAGAAAGTGTATCAGGAGTTCTTACTGTAGAAAGTTGGATAAAAGAAGATGATAAATTTGATAAATCTTTGGCGTATGGATTTGAACTTCCTGTAGGAACTTGGTTCGTGAAAATGAAAATAGAGAATGATGAAATGTGGGAAAGAATAAAGTCAGGAGAATTGAAAGGTTTGTCTATTGAGGGTTACTTTGTTGATAAGATGGAATCAATGAGTAAAAAAGAAATTACAGATGAAAACATATTAGAAGCTCTAGCAGAAATTTTGAAAATCAAATAAATAGAATTTACTTCTCTTATATAATATCAATTGAACTTAATTACAAATAAAAAAATTTCATGGAACTAAAAAATCAAATCTTAAAAGCTCTAGGACTTTCCGAGGAAGTAAAATTAGAGTATCAAAACAAATTAGAAGATGGAACGATAATCGTTTCAAGTGCTGATGAACTTTCTGCTGGAGTAGATGTTTCTATCTTAACAGAAGATGGTACTACTATCCCTTTACCTGTAGGAGAATATGCTACAGAAGATGGAACAGGGTTTTCTGTAACGGAAGATGGTACAGTAGCAGAAATTTACACTGAAGAAACAGAAGAAACTGAAGAAGTAGAAGCAGAAGAAGTTGAAGCTGGAGATGATGAGGAATATCAAGAAGAAGAAGTTGCTGAAGTTGTATCAGGTGCTACAGAAGAAATTGCAGTTGCAATAGAAGAAGCTACAGGAGATGAAGTAACTACAGAAGTAGCTACAGCAGCGGCTGAAATTGCAGTTGCTATCGTTGAAGAAAAAATAGAAGAAGTAGCAATGAATAAACAACTTTTAGAATTAACTGAAGTTTTAAAAACTGAATTGTCTGATTTGAAAACTAGATTAGCAGAAGTTGAAAATACTCCGGCTACTAATCCATTGAATCATAATAAGTTTTCATCTAATGAAACTATGCAAGAATTGTCAAGAGCAGAATACGAGAAACTTGGTTCAAAAGGAAGATACTTCTACAACTTAAGTAAAAGAAAATAAATTTTAATAATAACTAAAAACACAAAAAAAAATGGGATACTCAATCACATCTAATTATGCAGGAGAGCACGCTGGACAGTATATCGGAGCCGCTTTAAAGTCTGCAAAATCGTTAGAATTCTTAACGGTATTAGAAAACATTAAAAACAAAAGGAACATCACGAAGGTAGCTACATCAGGATTAATAGTAGATGCTACATGTGATTTCTCAGACGCTGGAACACTTACTTTAACAGAAAGAATTCTTGCGCCGGAATTACTACAAATCAATGTTGATTTATGTAAGAAAGATTTACTAGCTGATTGGCAGGCGGCTCAAATGTCTGCTGGAGCTCACAATTCAGGAATGAGTTCTGACTTTGCAGCTTTCGTAATGAGTCATTTATCTGACACTATCGCTGACCATGTTGAGTCTAAAATTTGGGGAGGTGCTAATACAGGTTCAGGAGAATTTACAGGTTTCATGCATGCAGGTAACGGACACTTTGAAAACGATGCAGCAATTGTAGAAGCTACAAATTCAGGTGGAGCTGCTACAGCTTTCTCTGCTACTAACATAGATGAGAACCTAGGATTAGTAACAGCTTCTATTCCTACAGCGGTTTACACAAAAGAAGACTTACACATTTACATGTCAGTAGCTTCTTACAGATTATACTTAGAGAATCAAGCGGCGGCAGGTTACCAACAATTATACAACATGAATGATGGATTTGTTCCAATGTATAACGGAATCAAAATTGCAGTTTGTCCAGGAATGATAGATAACAAAATGGTAGCAGCTCAATCATCAAATCTTTTCTTTGGAACTGACTTAGTATCTGACCAGACAGAAATCAGAATGTTAGATATGTCTGCTTTAGATGGTTCGGACAATGTAAGAGTAGTAGCTAAATTCTCAGGAGGTACTCAACATGCTCAAGGAGCTGACATCGTAAGATTAGACTAATTAATAACTTAAAACAATACTAAAATGGCTTGTGAACTAACTAGAGGTAGAGGTCTTGATTGTAAGGACATCATGGCAGGAGTAAGAAATATTTACTTTGCTCAACATGAAGATTTGACTATTACACATACAGACGGAACAGTATCTCAAATTGCAGGTGCAGGAGGGTATTCAGCAGGATATTACAAATATCAAATTCCAAAAGGACAGGCGTCTATGACAGAAACGATAAACGCTTCAGTTGAAAATGGAACTGTATTTTATGATGGTGCTGTAAACTTGAAATTGCACAAATTAACACTGAACGACAGAAACGAAATTAAATTACTAGCACAAAACAGATTAGTAGTTTTCGTTGAGTTATATCAAACTACAGGTGGAAAGAATGATATTTGGGTATTCGGTATAGAAAACGGATGTGAATTAACAGCTGGAACTTCTACTTCAGGAGCAGCTTTCGGAGATATGAATGGGTACGACTTAACATTCAGTTCATCAGAAGCTAATCCATGTGTAAGAATGAACGCATACGGAACTGTACCTTTTGACCAATTGACACTGACTACAGTAGTATAACAATTACTGATTAATATATTTAAGAAGGGGAGTGTAATAACTCCCTTTTTTTTTAACTTAAAAAATTACTATGTATAAATTAAAGAAACGATACAAAGACCACATAAGCAGCACAGGGGGGTATTCAATAGCTCTAAACGATGTTCTTTCATCACAGGTAGAAACACTTGG